TGGAAGCGAACACGGGCGGCGTTTGGGCTTTCGGTAATGATTTTGATTTTCTGCGCTCGCATGTAATCGTTCGCCTCTTCCTCGGTCAGCCCCTGTAAAATAAGGGCTTCCACTTCGAGAAGGTCTTGCATACGATTTTTCTCGGCGAACTGCTGGGCGAGTAGTGCTTTCGCTACATCATCAGTCGAGGCATGGATTGCGAGGAGTTTCTCATAGTCTGCCTTCGTCTGGTTATTGAGTTCCTGAATGTAAGGATTAAATGAATTCTTACCCGCCCTCGGTATGGGAACGGCACCACCTGCGAACGCCTTATTGGCTTTTGGAAACTGCGGGACCCCGTGCGACTGCAAAGGATTAGCGCCCATTTTCTTCGCCGCCGCCTCATAGTCAAAAACACCACGAGGGGCGAAATATGGGTGCTTTCCCTTACGCAAAAAATCACCCGCTAAATACGTGCGGGGTTCAGTAGCAACGGAGGCATTTGTTAAGCGAATGGCGCCGATCATTGTTTTATTTATATGAGAGATTTAATTCCGTCCCATCATTCGCCTCAATAAATCCATTTGTAGATTTTCTCTATGCTCTCGTTCTTCAGCACGGGCGGCATATTCTGCCTGTTTGCTATGGTAAGGCTGGGGACCCCTACCCCTGTAAGGGTCAAGGGGCGACGGAGCAACAGGCGATATAAACTCGTTGTCTGGCTCTGGCTCTGGCTCTTTCTTGGGCTTGGGTGCTGGCTTCTTGCGGATCGCCTTTGGCTTGGGCTTCTCTGGCTCGGGGAGTGTTTCGGGCTTTTCAATTGGTTTAACTTCTTTCGCCGCCTTCAACTCCTTTATTTCGTTACGCATGTCGGTCAGCATTTCCTGTAATTGGTTCTCAAATGGCGACGCTTCAGGGACTGCAATACCGACCTCTTTCGCTTTTGCTCGTCCCGCATTTAATACGCTTGTTGCCTTTTCCTGTAGTCTTTGAGCCTTGTTAATTGTCTGGGTTACTTCTTTTACCTTACGGACAGCGGTCTTTTCGGCGACCTGTTTCGCCCTTCCCTTCGCCAACCCTGCTAAACGTCCTTTTAGATTTGCTACAGGCTTTACTATAGGAATGTCGTCAAGCGGGACGAATTCCGTCTCGTCGTCGCTGCTGGAGTTGCTCCTCGGTGACGGGGGGTTCTTCGTCGGCATCTGTGGCTGTCTCTTCCTTGCTACAGAAATTTTTATTTAGAAAATCACAATAGTTTTCAACAGCGAATAGCACATTTTCAAAAGCACTACGAACACTATCGGCATCATTACAACCCATACAAATAGTAACCATCGTTTGCCGGAGGCGATTACTCAAGTCGGTTAATAGCCTGTTCCGCTGTCCCGCATATTCCGCCCGGGGTAGTTCCTTCGGCTGGTCCTTTAATGTTATTTCCATCGTCTGCGGGCTTTGGCTTCCACTCAAGGGCATTCGGTTTTGGTTCTACCATTACTTGCGATATTGTTTTTAGTGCTTCTGCCGTTTCGGGTTTGAAACATGAAAGAGCGTAGCCATCTGGATAATGATATTTGCGAAATAGCTCAAGACCTGGGCTTCGCAGGATATTAGGAATAGGTAAACGGCTTAAGCGTGGGTCGGTCGCAATTGTTGGATCCATTTTTTCTATTACTACATTAGAAAATAATGGCGAAGGTCGTCCCCATAAAAGGCAGACGGCTAAAGTTTGTCCGTCTGGAAGTAAGTCATAACCAATATAAAAAATGGAGAGCCGTATTTCAAGATATAGCGACAAAGAAACTATATGTTAGAGATTTCGGCGGGAAACATATCGACGGCGAGGATTACATCGATTACACGAAGGATCCGCCAGCAACGGATAAGCAACGAGCCGAGTATCGGCGCCGACACGGCAAGGACGTAACCAAAGCAGAGAAAGAAGCAAGGGAACACGACGACGAATTATATCTCGCTACGCCTGGAATGCTGTCTATGTTCCTGCTGTGGGGAGATACGCACGACCTGAAGAAAAATATGGTTCAATGGCGTAATAAATATTTGAAGGGGAATTTTTTAAAGGAAGAGCATCAATCGCCCCATTTAGAAATATCTAATGAACTGGTAAAGCAATGACGGATAAACGCCCCGATTTTACCATACGCAAAGTCCATACAGAGAAAGAGGAAGAAAAGAAACCGCTGGATAAATTCCTAATGAAAATGAACTCTATAACCGCTTTCGTTGCACCAACAAATAGCGGTAAAACAAACCTGATTGTAAACCTATTAAACAGAAAACAAATGTATCGCAAACGCTTTGATTATATCGTTCTCATTAGTTCAACGTATCATATCGATGATATGTGGCGCAAGGCAAAGGGAATAGATGAAGTCTTTGAAAAATACGACGACGAAATATTACTCAGTATTATAGACCAGCAAAAAGCAAACCTGCAGAAAGAGGGTCGAGAGGATACGCCTAACGTGTTGGTGATTTTGGACGATGTAATCGATAGTCTGCCTAAAAATACCTCCGCATTAAACTCTCTGTCTATGCGTCTGCGCCATTATAAGGTTACATGCTGGATTACGACGCAGAAGTTCAACCGCTTACCGACAACGCTCCGTAATCAAATCCAATACTATATTTTGTTTCGTGCGGCGGCGAGAAACATCAAAGAACGAGAAGGAATTACAGGCGAGGTAGGGTCTATGATTAGCGAAAAGGCATTTTTAAAACTATGGGAAAGCGTAGGCGACAAGAACTATAATTTTATGGTTGTAGCATTACGAAGCCCAGAAAAGCAAATGTTTCGCCGTGAATTTCAAGCATATTTGAAACCAGCAGAACCCAAAGAAGAAAATAGCGACACTGATTAAATGAACCGACCAGCGGATCCATACGCTCCATGGGACGCAGTGATAAAACATTATATTAGCTGGGACGGCGTATGGGAAGCGCTTATGAATTATTTAGATCCAAAGTTTTATAAATACATAGCGAGCAAGGTAGATAATTATTATAAGCACCCCGAACGCTATGCGTCATTAAGTGAGAGTATTTTATTCCTTGTGGATATTCTTTCTAAAGGCGCTAAACTACCAGAGGAACTAAAACAATTAGTAAAGATTTCATCAAATGCAATAACGCTAATAATCAAGTTTTCACCGCAAGGGCAAGTAGCAACGCATACGCTAAAATTTTTAGCACATGTAGGACTTAACGATTTGAAAGCGGCGGTTATTGATTTTCAAAAAGCAATATTAGCGGCGAAGGGATTACCCACATCATCACCGACAGATATGATAAGAGACGGCATTAAAACTATAAATCAATTATTCGGCGTAAACGCCCAGTATCGCCAATACCCCAACGGAAGCGGCGAATTCTTATTTGATATGCGCCCCCCGTCTCGTAATCTTATAACTGACGAATTTGATAAACTTTTTGCTTCTGGCGAACTGGATCCCGAGCAACAAGCCAGAGTAGACGCATTTTATGAAAGAGAGAAAAAGGGGCATTATGAACTAATACCGGCGAGAGTAATCGGTAGAAATTTTGATGGTAGTCCAATAATGACCCAAGACCGCTATACGTTTGTTCCTGATGAACCCACGGCACCCGCTAAAAATGAAGTTCCAATTAATACCGAAGACCATAATAAGACAATGCCTTACGCTTATGTTGGTCCTGTTAAAACTGGCGCCCCTTATGCGAAATGGGTCGCCGGATTAGAACAAGCAAAGAAGAAGGCGACGACCTTCGCAGAGGCAGAAGCACGAACCGGATTATCGGCGCAAGGGCTGGTAAATGAGGCAACGAAGGCGGTGCGACCTGTTTCGCAACTTATCGCAAATGATGCGGCAAATGGTAATATAAGCCCCGAGGGGCTGATTTACATTTATGAAACGCTGACCCCTGGTTCTACATCAGCACCCCCACATGCCCCCAAAGCCCCAGAAGCCCCCACCAAGCCAATATTACCCCCCAGTCCCTACGACGGACATAACGGCATAGCCGACGCTATGATCCATGTGAACCCATTAGATGAGGAATATAATAAGTTTTCACGAAGCGATAAAATATTTGAAAATCCAACATCGACACAATTGAACGGAGGGGGTAATGTTGCCCCGCCAAACGCACAAAAGGATTTAGCGAATTTGATACAAACAACCGAACGGGAACTCTTATTCGAGGAACTCTACCATAAGCCGTTCGATTATGGACCCG